TGTAGACAGATTGCCAAACGTCAAGAGGAAAAGATGAGATTAGACTATGAGTTAGTTCGTGCTCTTAAATGTGCAGAGCTGATGCAGAAAGGGTTTACAATACGCCCTCAAACACGTGTAGCACACATGTGCCAAGATATTGTACCTATCCAATCATTATTACCCAAAGATGTTAGCACTACTAAAACCAATCGTTTTAACTTTTTTAAAAAGTAGCAAGTTTAAATTATTTGTTATTGATTTATTAGAAAAGTTATCCAAAGAAAGCGATAATGACCTTGATGACAAGGCAGTAGAATTTATTAAACGAGGATTAAAAGTTGAGTAAAGTTCAACGTATACCCCGCAGAGCTGGGGAAGATGAGTTTAATGAACTACATAAGTTAGTTACAACCGAACTCATTGCAAGAATACGCAGTGGTGAAGCCACTACTGCTGACTTAAAAGCTGCTTCTGACTGGTTATACAAGAACGACATTACAGGTGTGGCATTTGACACATCACCATTGTCACAACTAGCCGACATTATGCCTAGTGTCGATTTTGATACAGTCCAGAAATCGGTAATTAAACATGGCTCCTAGAAAACTACCACGGAAACAATTAAAACGAAGTGCAAGAAACTACAGAGACAACCCACAATCTAGAGCTAAAAAAAACGCTTACAACAGAAAGCGTAACGCAACACCAGAAGCCATCAAATACAGAGTCGAACTTAAACGAGCTAGACGTAAAGCGGGGGCAGAAGGTAAGGGCGGTAAGGATTTTTCACACACTAAATCAGGAAGATTAGTAAGAGAAGATCCCTCTAAAAACAGAGCTAGAAACAGAAGCAAAAAATGACACCAGTACTTCCTAACTATAAACATTACACACAAAACTTAATAGTCATGACATCAGCAGACGCTAAACGGTTATGGAGAAAAGCTATTAAGGAGGCAAACAATTATGAATGTATCTATTGCGGACAAAAACATCATGAATATGATCTTACCATTGACCATGTACATCCCCGAAGTTTGGGAGGTGATACCAATACTTGCAACTGTGTTCCCGCCTGTAGAAAATGTAATCAACAAAAAGGAAGTAACAACTGGTTAACGTGGTTTAGGGATAACTTCCCACCAAACCCATTTAGAGAAAACCTAATTTTAAATTGGATTAAATGAACAAACTATTTAACCCTAACAAGTTATTATTACAAGAACTCAAAGACATAGCACACTCTACACCTAAGCCCTTACGTTGGGCTATGGTGTGGTTTTTACTATGGTTAGAACCTCAATACGTAGACTACAAAGCTAAAAAAGCTGTAGATGACGCTCTTGAAGAATATAACAAACTTTGTGATTTTTGTGAAGATTGGCGTAGTGAGCCAAGTGTTAAAGTTATCTCATCAGAGGTCAAAGGATTGAACGACATGAGTATAACTATAGACGCTGAGTGTGATATATGACCTTAGAAAAAGAATTACAAAAAGATTTTAGGATATTTTTGACTGCTGTATGGACACACCTTAGTTTACCTGTACCAACAAGAGCACAGCTATGCATTGCGGAGTATCTACAGCATGGGCCAAAAAGACTACAAATCCAAGCCTTTCGTGGTGTCGGTAAATCTTGGATTACTGCTGCTTTCGTTCTTTGGACGTTATTTAACGATTCTAATAAAAAGATCATGGTTGTGTCGGCATCTAAAGATAGAGCTGACAGTTTCTCCATATTCTGCCAAAGACTAATACTAGAAGTACCTTGGTTATCACATTTAAGACCTAAGAACGATGATCAAAGATGGTCACGTATATCATTTGACGTAGGGCCAGCAGCCCCGCATCAAGCCCCCTCAGTTAAGTCTGTAGGTATTACAGGACAGTTAACTGGATCGAGGGCAGATCTAATGGTGCTCGATGACGTAGAAGTACCAAATAATAGTATGACGGAGCTACAACGTGAAAAACTTTTACAGCTTGTTACTGAATGTGAGTCTATTCTTACTCCTAAACGTGACTCTCGTATTATGTTTCTTGGCACTCCTCAAACGACATTCACAGTATATAACAAGTTAAGGGAGCGTAGCTATCGACCATTTGTATGGCCAGCTAGATACCCCCGCAAGATTGCTATGTATGATGGCTTATTAGCCCCTCAGCTGGTCGAAGACCTAGAGCATGATGAATTGACCTGGGAACCTACCGACACACGCTTTAAAGAGGCAGATCTGATAGAAAGAGAGTCATCTATGGGACGTAGTAACTTTATGTTGCAGTTTATGCTAGATACTAGCCTATCTGACGCAGAAAAGTTCCCATTAAAGTTTGCAGACCTTATAGTAAACCCTGTAAACCCGACACATGCTCCAGAAAACATAATATGGTGTTCAGACCCAGACAATGTTATAAAAGATCTACCTTGTGTAGGACTTCCAGGAGACTACTACTACAAACCTATGCAAATACAAGGTAACTGGGAAGAATACAGTGAAACTATTTGCAGTGTCGATCCATCTGGACGTGGAGCCGATGAAACAGTCGCATGTTTCTTATCTCAACGCAATGGTATTATATACCTGCATGAGATGTATGCATCAAAAGACGGTTATTCGGATAAGACACTATTAAACATACTAAAAAGGTGCAGAAAATATGGTGCGAGTACATTGCTTATCGAAAGTAACTTTGGCGATGGTATTGTATCAGAGTTATTTAAAAAACACTGTCAAACGACAAAAACATACATAAACATAGAGGAAACTAGAGCGAATGTTAGGAAAGAAGATCGGATTATTGATAGTCTTGAACCTGTCTTTAATCAGCATAGGCTTGTTGTGGATCCTGCCGTCATTACGTGGGATTATAAGAGTAATGAAAATGAGGCGACTGAAAATAGATTCCAATATATGCTTGGTCACCAAATCTCCAGAATGTGCCGAGAAAAAGGAGCTGTTAGACATGATGACAGAATCGATGCCCTCGCCCAAGGTGTTAAATGGTATACAGATGCCTTAGCATTGTCAGCGGAAGAACAGATCAAAGACAGAAGAAAAGAAGAATGGATAGACCATCTAGAAGCTTGGATGGATGACCCTGAGTGTGAGACAAACTATATAGTTTTAGGTATGTCTCTGGATCAAAAGAAACAAGCCAGAGGGTCTACTAAAAGCCACTCACACTCATGGATGTGACCAACCCCACCATAACACACGGGGAAGTGGTGCTCCTCGTGGGTGGAAACAGCGGTCAGAGGGGTAGATTCGTCTACTCCTCTTTACTAATCGTGGTAAGTTGCACGATATATTTATGAAAAAACTATTACTACTCTTACTAATACTTAGGGTAGCTGCTCCTACCTCGTATATAACGTGGGTAGCATTGCGGGACACTAAATTTTGGCATAATTTTGTTCAGGGTATATACTCACTGCGCCAATCGGATGCCCCCCAAGCCCCTTAAATGTGTTCGGTTATCCGTACTTGCCACAATAACAGCGATCCCCCACAAAGATATTACAATATGTAACAAATACCTTGCACTATATGCGGGGAGACTCACGAGACTCAAACTATATGTAGTGTTTGTTTCAATATATTGCGGGGACTTGACGGATATCATCATGAGTCTCATGAGATCTGTAATTCCCTGATGAGTATATATACATATAAGGATGACTTATATATAAGAGCTGATATATTAGTTATAGATAGATTATTAACAAATGTTAAACAAATATAAAGATTTCTTGACTTTCCCTGATTTTATGGTATCCTGTCTCTTTTTAAATTCTCAGCTGTACTAGTACACATGTACTACCACAATCATATAGGCTTGCGCCCAATGTCAAGTATATATTTCAAGGATGATACAATGTCTTGATATAAACATATTTATCAGGTAAACGGTACAAATGAAAAATACATGTTATTATAGATATATACAAATCAATTTTTAAATTTTATGTTTCTAATCAATCCTCTAATATAAAGAGACGAACCACACTAAATAAAACAAGTTACGGGGATCTATCCTTATAAGATAGAAACAGCACCAATTAACAATGTGCGTTACCTACTAACGTGATCCAATGCATAGCACTGACTAAGGTAAGACTAGAGCAACGATAGCGTCAATGCGTCTAAGGGACTGTAATGAAGTAAGCGGTAGGGCTTACGTGAACGGAGGGGAGCGCAAACCGACAGCTCTGGGCTAGATAGCAACAAGGCTAGCAATTAACAGTTAATACAAGGAATCGTAGTGCCTACCCACTATCATCGAGTCCACATGTATTAACGAATCACACGCAAACATTAACTAACGTCAGTTGCTGGCACGATGCTAGCCAACTAGCCTTGTAAGTGGGAACACTTCACAATGAGCTGTCATGCGCTGACTTCTTGCGGTAGTCCGTACACTGTCACTCACACCGATTACTAACGCTCGTTGACGCTGAGTATTTATACTCTTATCCGTCCGCATACCTTACCAGTACAATATGCATACAGGGCTGGTTCAACTCCAGCATACCGCACACCACACCACCAAACCAATGTCATACGCACAACTATCACACAATGCACGTGAGATTGTCGCTAAGTTCACACTAGCTACTTCGCAAGAAGTTGAGCTAGGCTCTGACTGGTATCAATCCGCAGACCGCATTGCATCACGCATTGCTGGCAAGTATGGTCTATCTCCATACACTGTCACAGGCATCATTGCAGCACTCTCACCTAACAATGAGTGGTCTCGTAACATCATAGATGCTGAGGCACTATGTAAGGTCTTTAGGGCACATGGTACTAGCAAAGACTTGCTCAGAACCAAGGTGTGTACCTTTGACCCAAACAAAAAGATGGCAGTCACCATGCTGGCACTACCAGCGATGATGCCTCATCAGATACTCACAGGCCCTAAGCGTATGGAGTTCTATAACTGCATCATTCGCCCAGAGCTTGACGATGTGTGTATAGATGGGCATGCTTACAGCGTATGGCTTGGCTTACGTGTACCAACACACAAAACACCGCACATTGGCAAAAAGCTACGTGCTCAGATCAAACAAGACTATCGTGATGCTTGTTGCTTCATCAACGAAGAGCTAGGCTGCGACTATTGTGCAGCACAGATACAGGCAATCACATGGGTTACTCATAAACGTATTTACAGCTAATCACTTGGTTGACTAGGTTATTATTGTTATCATTAATGAGTGAGTAATGCTATGCAGCAGCCACCTCACCGCCAACACACACCACTATCATGAAACGCAAACGCCCAACACTCAAGGAAACACAAGCTATGCAGCAACTACCACCAGAGGTTGCCAAGGCTATCCAATACTTAGAAATGCGGAGGCTACGCCATGACGCATAAACGCCCAAAGCTCAAAGCTGGAGAGTGGTATGAAACAGGACAGCTCTCCCCTGAAGAAGCCAAACGCAGACAGATCTTTTATCAAAAGATGGCTTACATCGAAATGAAAAAACTACGCCCCAAACATCCACACGTATGAGAGTACTTGACCTATTCAGTGGCATTGGTGGCTTTGCCTACGCAGGTCACATGCTAGGAGGCTTCACTACTACGCAGTTCGTTGAGAACAACGCATACTGCCAGCAAGTCCTTCGCAAAAACTTCCCACTTGTACCTATTCATGATGACATCAACACATTCGACACATCATTCAAATTCGGTGAGTACGACCTCATCACAGCTGGCTTCCCATGCCAAGACCTCAGCTCTGCAGGTAAACAAGCAGGGCTTGGCTCTGGCACTAGAAGTGGCTTGTTCTACAAGATACTTGATATTGCTAGGCAAGTTCGACCTAGATTCATCTTGTTTGAAAACGTTGCAAATCTCATCTCTCACAACAACGGGGCGACTTTCCAAGAAGTCCTCTACCAAATTGCCCAAGCAGGGTATGATGCTGAGTGGAGTATTGTATCAGCATCTGATGTGGGAGCCAGCCATCTCCGCAAACGTATCTGGATTATTGCCTACGCCAACGACCCAAGATACCATCGCACACCCAAATGCCACAATCACGCAGAACGGACGGAGACTATCGTCCAATGGTACGAGTCACAGCCTCAACATACAAGACAAGTTGACGCTATTACCAACACCCAGAGCCAGCGAGTGGAAGGGCATAGGAGTCAAGGGCAGCAAGAGCAGCTTACGATGGGCGAAACAGGGCTACTTGACTGGAGTGATACAGGAATCAGACTCGATCCCGAATGGCGAACCTATGCATCTCAACCCATGCTTCGTAGAGGAGATGATGGGCTATCCCGTAGGGTGGACAGACTTAAATGCCTAGGCAATACCATATGTCCGCAAACCGCAACAATTCCCCTGAATCGTATCAAACAGCTTGACACTCTCCTCCAGTATTGACTACAATATTGGATGAGGGTCTCACCCTCTACTGTTCACTTACACTAGATCGTTATGCAACCACAAGAACGCACCTCCACTGTAGTTTCTAACATAGACGTTAACCCATTAACAGGCTATGCCAAAGTGGAGCTATTATCTGGCGATGTTTATGAGTACTTCAATGTATCTCGTAGAGCATGTGCCAACTTACTAGCACAACCAAACATGAGCCTTGGCTTCTGGTTCAACAAGAACTGTAAAGCTAAAGGTATTGTTTGTAAGCAAATCAAATCGCCCAGTCTTAGCAAGAAATGGGCTAAGTTCAAAACTACCTATGCTCACAACTAACTCAATGACTGTAACATTTGACAGTAGTGTAGCCCCCTCTCTTTTAGAGGGTGGTTACAACTATTCACCAGCTGGTAACAATGCCGTCAAGGTATACTTCGAGATTGACCAAGTACGTGACATCTATGACATACTAGATGAAGCAGGCTTAGGTCATGTATCTGACTCTGTAATCTACACCGATTACTACAATGAGCCCAGCTACTAAACAATGTAAAGAGTGCGGGGAGGTCAAAATCTTAGAGGACTTCCCACTGTTCAGCACTGTGGGTGCAGGTCGTAAGAATACGTGCAAGACCTGTTCAAACTCTCTAGCTACAATTAGACGTAGACTACGTAGACAAAACCCACCACCATCATCGCCTGGAGATTGCCCATCATGTGGTAGGCATACTACTAAATGGGTTCTAGACCATGATCACACCAACGATAGATTCAGAGGCTACATCTGCGACTCCTGCAACGTAGCCTTTGGTAAGTTTGGTGATGACCCATACACTATGCAACGTTCACTTAACTGGCTTTCATCACATGGCTAACACCATTAACATCAACACCAACAAAACAACGGACAAGTACATCAAGACCTTTGACGTTGCCGATGACCCTCTGGTATTCACACTTATACGTGTCAGTCCTTACAGCCTGGAATCTATGATACTAGGTGTATTTGACAGTAAGGAGTCACTATTATGTAGACTCACACGTGTCATGGACAGACCAGCTGCAGACGAAGAGTTCAAGATTGAGGTACACCAACTCAGAAACCTTACAATGGAGCAAAATTTAGATTGAAACCAGAGTATCCCGAATGGCAGTATCCTTTCTTTGGTATTGTCTCAATGTTTATTGTACTAGGAATCTTTGCTGGTATAGTAACAAACGGTAAGCACACCCCTGCTAACCCAGTAATACGCCAACTTATTGATAGAACATGAAAAAAGTTTATCCAAACCGTATACGTGAGCTTAACAAATGGAAAGCCACTGATGACCTAACTATGGTTGACATTGATGATGGGATGTATGCAGCTGAAAACTGGAAACTACCTGTTGGATATGCCTGTGTAGTACGAGCTGAACTCGCCAATGGTAAAATAGAAGAGAGAGCTTACCGTATGCATAAGGCAGCTAACAAATACATGTTAAGCTTAATTGCAAATGGTGCGGATTTACACCTCATGACTCACGAATCTCTTAGATCTACCGCCTTTAAAGACTATGATTAATCCATGTGACACTGCAGAACTACTAGATAGACTTGGATATTATGTTGATGATGCAACAGGTGAGGTATTTGTTCATCTTGAACCATGTGCCCCACCAACATTTGATAAGTTTCTATTCATGTTAGCAGTAATGGGACAACTAATTACCAAACGCAATGCTGACTTTGAGTTAGGTTTCTACCTACCAAACTGGCAATGCTTTAACAGTATGGAAGAATACTGCGAGGTATTCCCCTATGACCAACAATGTAAAATGTACGATGACTAATTTGACACAGCACCAAATAGACCATCTCGATGATTACGAATACTCACTTTTCCTAGCTTATGGTGACGCATACAAACCTACACCGACAGTTCCTGCTAGAACAGGAAGCAATCAGTTGCGGAAAACAAAAACTCCACGATTCATTGACGAAGCTGGAGGAGAGCTCTTACGCATCCGCAAGCGTTTACGGTGTCGCTTCAATAAAAGAGGCGTTGCCTTATTTAATGGAGCATATCGAGATCACCTTCGCAAAACTAAAAAACGGGCAAGCAGGTAAATTCTATAGACCTATTGCTGAGTATATTGAGGAGCTAGAACCCTTAGCTATTGCTACAATACTACTCAAGGTTGTATTTGATAAGGTCTTTACCTTTGATCGCAACTCCGATTTAATTGTATCCGTAATGACTACTATTGGTGGAGCATTAGAGTCAGAGTGTAAGTTCCGCTGGTATAAGCGTGAGCACCCCACCATCATGAGCTATATCGAACGAGTATACTTTCATGAGGTGACTGGTACAAAACAAAAGACAAAGATAGCTAGTGAAAAGTTTGGTGAACGTGACATCAGATGGAACTCATGGCCTACTAAAACTAAAGTATCTTTAGGTAGATGGGGACTTACTGCTGTTATGGAATCAACTGGCTGGTTTACAGTAGACAAACGCAAATCCAGGAGGAAGAAGTACGAATACCGTGTTGTTGCCACAGATGACTTTAACAACAAACGGAACGAACTTATTAAGACTGCTGAATTATTCAGTGGTATACCTTGGCCTATGCTAGTAGAACCAGATGACTGGGGATACAATGAAGAAGGTAATATTATATATGGTGGATATCTGACTAATCGTATGATGAAAGGTCATGATCTTACAAGAAGGGGCAACCCCACCATTAAACACGGGGATACCCCACTAGCTTTTATTAACAAGCTACAAAAGGTAAAATACCGTGTGAACACTCATGTTCTAGAGACTGCCGAGTATCTAAAAGAGAAGGAACGGGTAGTAGGGAAGTTCATTCCAATTTCCCCAGCGTTCAAGCCTCCTCGTCCTCCAGATGCAGAGGAAGATGCACACAAGAATCTACTATGGCGAAGAGCTATGGCAGAGTCACACACAGCTGATCGTATTAATTTTAAGAGATCAGTAAGAACACGAACACAATTAGAGGCAGCGGAAAAGTTTAAAGATGACGAGTTTTACTTATGTTGGTCGTTTGACTATCGTGGTAGAACCTACCCCATACAAGCTTTTCTTACACCACAAGATACAGATTTTGGTAAGTCCTTGATAAGGTTTGCTGATGAGTCTAAAGTTACTGATGATGCAGAGTTATGGTTGTCTTTTCAAGTTGCTACTACCTTCGGGTTAGATAAAAGCACAGTTGAAGAGAGACATCTTTGGGTCAATGCTAACTTAGATTTAATCACAAGGATTGCAATAGATCCTATAACTCATCTCCCAGAGTGGGAAGATGTAGAAGAACCTTGGCAGTTTATGGCTGCCTGTCATGAATACTACCATTGTTGTATAGCTAAAGACAAAGATACTACAGGGCTTATGGTCGCTGTGGATGCAACCTGCTCTGGACTCCAGATACTAGCAGGACTTGCAAGAGATAAGAGTACAGCTGAGTTAGTTAATGTTGCTCCGTCTGATAAACCGAGCGATGCGTACAAAGCTGTAGCAGAGAAAGCCAAAGAGTTTCTTCCTAGCTACATGCACCCTTGGATGACTCGTTCCGTGTGCAAACGCACGGTTATGACCATCCCATACAATGCTACTAAGGATAGTAGTCGTAAGTACATAAGAGAATCGTTGAGAGAAGTGGACATTGATCCAGATAAAGATGAACTAACACAGATTGTCAATGCTGTCTATAACAGTATGGACACTATAGTTCCAGGGCCTATGAAGGTCATGAGATGGATCAAGAAAAGTGTAGGTGAGTACATAAGAAGTGGAGCTAAGTATATACAATGGGAAACACCATCTGGTTTTGTAGTCAACCAAAGACGTGATGTCATCGAGACAGAACGTATGGAGCTACAGCTGTTAGGACGTACATCAATACGTTTACCTAACGGTAAGTTTACCCCTTGTCCTAAGCGACATAAGTCTAGTACTGCCCCAAACTTTATTCATTCCATTGACGCAGCGATCCTTCACAGATCTTTTACTCAGTTCAATGAACCATTCACAGTTATCCACGATTCTGTTCTATGCAGAGCAGGAGACATGGCAACACTCAATCAACTTGTGCGAGAAACCTACGCCAATATCTTTACAGAAGATTGCTGGCTTACTAAATTCGCATCCACCATCAACGCATCTGACCCACCACCCATTGTTGGAACTCTAGATCCGTCCGTAGTATCCAATTCCACCTATTTTTTCTGTTAACCATGCAAACACACGTTACCAAACAACCCGTTCTACTAGAGGGTTTCCAAGCTATACTGAAGCCTGGGGAGTGGGGCTATAAGCTCTCAGTCCTCATGAAAGCTGACATAGTAAAGGAACTTGAAGAAGAAAGGGAAGGTGCATTAGAATGGGCTAAGTCCAAAGCTAAGAATCCTAAGAGAGTCTCTATTAAACCAGAGCCTTGGGAGGAGCTAGACAATCAGCCTGGAATGTACCAAGTTAAGTTCAGTTGGAGAGATGGCGACAAGTTTATACCTGTCGTTGTTGACACCGAAGGAACACAGATTACAGACAAAGACACACCTATATATAATGGAAGTAAAGTTAAGATAGCTTTCTTTCAGAAACCATATGTATTACCTACGGGTGACATTGGTACATCATTAAAGCTTAAAGCTATTCAAGTTATTAGTCTTAACAGCGGAGCTGGTATTGTAGATGACGGTGATCTTACACCAGAAGATGCTGCAAAACTATTTGGCCCTACTACTGGTTTTAAAACAGATGAGCCTAATGTAGAGGCAGCAGGTACACCTAGCTCAGTTGAAGATGACTTCTAATGAGAAGTAAACTAGAAGAAAACATAGCTGAGGAGTTTGATAAACTGGGTATTCAATATACCTACGAACGTGACAAACTCAAGTATGTTATAGAAGCACAATACATCCCTGATTTTAAAGTTGGGGATGTCTACCTAGAAGCTAAAGGCTATTTTCCCCCAGACCAAAGACGGAAGATGAAAGCTGTAAAGAAAGCAAATCCAAATATTGATATTAGAATTATATTCCAAAACCCGCTAAACAAAATATCCAAACGCTCCAAAACATCCTATGCGATGTGGGCAGAGAAGAACGGATTTCCTTGGTGTACATACTATGCAATCCCCACAAGCTGGCTCAAATGAATCAGAATTCCTTTATCACGCACCTTGCAACAACTGTGGCTCGTCCGATGGTAACAGCATATACTCAGATGGACATGCTTATTGTTTTGTATGTAACCATTATGAATCTGGAGGAGAACCAGACCACCATCATCGCCCCACCACTGTAGCTATGCTAAAAGGATCCCCTGTTTCCTTAAAGAAAAGAAAACTTACAGAAGAACATTGTCGTAAATACCGAGTACATAAAGATGGAGATGTTTTACGTTTCCATTACTTCACCAAGACTGGTCAAGTATGTGCAGCGAAGGTAAAGACAAAGGATAAAGATTTCTACTGGGACGGTAAAAATTCCGATAACCAGTTGTTCGGACAACACCTATTTCCAGATAAAGGTACACGCCTTACAATTTATGAAGGCGAACTTGATGCAGTATCTGGTTATGCTGCATTACCCACATGGCCTCATGTTTCGTTACCAAACGGAGCAGCTGGAGCCAAGAAAGACTTACAGAAAGTACTTGATTTAATTCAAGACTACGATGAAATAGTCTTATTTTTTGATAATGATGAAGCTGGTATCAAAGCTTCTAACGAATGTGCTCAACTATTTTCAGCTGGTAAGGTAAAAATTGCTAGGTTAGAAAAGTATAAGGACGCTTCAGACGCTTGCCAAGCAGGTGATTTAGAAGCCGTTAGACGAGCTATCTGGGATGCAAAGACTTACAGACCAGACGGTATTATTGATGCTAAGACATTATTACATGTAATCACCACCCCATCACCACCCGCTGACCATGAGTACCCATTTCAAGGATTACAACAAAAGTTTCACGGTATCCGATACGGAGAGCTTGTTACCATTACTGCAGGAAGCGGTATCGGCAAATCCAGTTTCTGTAGGGAACTTGCAGCTGACCTTCTTAACAAAGGAGAACGGGTCGGTTATCTGGCACTTGAAGAATCTAACACTCGTACGGCACTCGGATTGATGTCAACGCAACTGGGTAAACCATACCATTTAGGAGAATATGAACGTGAAGAGCTCGAACACGCCTACAACAGTACTATTGCTAATTGGGATCTTTTCTTGTTCGATGGCTTTGGCAGTTATGACCCTGACACAATTTACAGTCGAATCGAATACCTTGCCTGTGGATTGGAATGTCGTATTATATTCCTCGATCACCTCAGTATATTATTGAGTGGATTAGACGGAGATGAAAGACGTATGATAGACATTACTATGACTAAACTACGATCACTTGTAGAACGTACTGGTATTGCTTTATTTCTAGTATCACACCTAAGACGAACACAAAATGACAAGAACCACGAAGAAGGAGCCCGTATTACGCTTGGACAACTGCGAGGAAGTGCTGCGATTGCACAACTTAGTGACGGAGTTATTGCCCTTGAGAGAGATCAACAAGACACAAGTAAACAAGCTGTTACTACGGTTAGAGTTATCAAGAATAGATATTCTGGAGAGTGTGGTGTCGCTTCACAACTCTCGTACAATTTAGATACATGTTCTTTCACCGAAAATGAAATTAAGACCGAAGGCTTCGACCCCGCAACGGACTTCGATTAATCTGGCGTATGACATAGAAACAGATGGCTTAGACTGCAAGAACATACATTGTATAGTAACCCAAGACATAGACACAGGTCTTGTCATGGAATACAATGATCAAGGACTTGCATCAAGTGTGATCAATGCTGTTAACGATCTAGAAATTGCTAACAACATCATTTCACACAATGGCATCATGTTTGATGTACCGCAGATTAAAAAGCATTTCCCTTTTTTTAAAGGTCAAGCCAAACACTGGGACACTCTTATTCTCAGTAGATTTTACCACCCAAACATATTAGAGACAGACCTAAGACGTAAATGGCCAATGATGCCAGCACGTTTGTACGGTTCCCATAGCCTAGAAGCATACGGTTACAGGTTGAAATGTCACAAAGATAGCTTTGGCAAGACTACTGATTGGAAAGAGTGGTCACAACAAATGCAAGACTATTGCAAACAAGACGTTGCCATTTTAGTTAAACTATGGACTCATTTCCAAAAATTCCTCAACCAATAGTTCTCGAACACGAGATCGCACAAATGATGTCACATCAGAAGATGGTAGGTTGGCCATTTGACGTAAGGAAAGCACAGACACTAGAGAACACATTACTAAACAGACTGCAATTACTAAAGGATCAGTCGATGAAGTTGTGTTGGTCAGTACCTGGAAATCTATTTACGCCAAGGCGTGACAACAAAACACAAGGTTACTTTGCTGGTTGCGAGATGCAACGATTAAAAGAATTTAATCCCAGCAGCAGAGAACATATAGCTTGGTGGTTTAAAACATTCCAGCAATGGAAACCCAACAAGTTCACACCTACTGGTAAGGCAGTCATAGATGAGACTGTACTGAAAGAGATAGGTACAAAAGAGGCATTAGTATTCCTTGAGATTCTGATTACACAAAAGAAGCTCGGAATGTTGTCGCAAGGCACTAATGCATGGTTGAAACTGGTCAAGGATGGCAGGATTCACCACTCTTGCTTTATTGGTGCAGTAACTCATAGAATGGCACATTCGCAACCGAATCTTGCCCAAGTAAGTTCCGACAAGGATTGTCGAGAGTTATTCATCACCAATCCAGATTGGAAGTTAGTTGATTCTGACTTATCTGGTATAGAACTAAGATTATTTGCACATTACCTAGCCCGTTATGATGGTGGTCGGTATGCAAAGATCTTATTAGAACAAGACATTCACCAAGTCAATGCAGAAAAAATTGGAATCTCTCGCAGACAGGTCAAGACAATTACTTATTGTTTCTTGTACGGAGGGGGCAATCAGAAACTTGGACTATCTTATGACAATATGCTCTCCCTCGATAAAGCGAAGAAGAAAGGGGCAGAAATTAGGCGAGCTTATATGGATGCTATTCCAGGCTTGGAGAGCCTTGTTGAGGATACTAAAAGAGTTGCTGAAAGAGGTAGCATACGTGCTATTGATAAACGCCAAATCCATGTTGACAAGGAACACAAGGCATTAAACTGCCTTTTGCAAGGATCCGCAGCAGTTATCGCAAAGCGTTGGCTACTACTTACACACCAAAATCTAGGTGATACACCTCATGAACGTTATGCCTTTGTGCATGATGAACAAATACTAGGTGCATCCCCAGAGCATACTAATTATATAGCAGAGGTATGTAAGTTATCTGCATTGGAAGCTGGTGAATATTACCACCTTAGATTACCCATTGAAGCTGATGCACAAATCGGTGACAACTGGGCACAAATACACTGATGTTATTAATTGATTGCGACTTTCTAGCTTATAAATCAGCTCAAGTATGTGAAGAAGGTATAGATTTTGGTGATGATGTTATCATTGCACAATCTAACTTTAGTAAAGTACTTAGAGTGTTCGAGAATGAGTTAAAGAAGGTTCAGACCGCTATGATGGAAGATGATGTTATTCTCTACTTCTCTAGCCCTCAGAATTTTAGGAAGAAAATTTCCCCAGATTACAAGGGTCATCGAAATCGTAGAAAACCCCTAGGATATAAACGCCTAGTAAACCATTGTAGAGACAACTACAAATTTGTGTTACGTGAAGGATTAGAAGCAGACGATTCTCTTGGAATTGATGGCACTAAATTTCCTAGCACAGATAATATTATCGTAAGTCCAGACAAAGATCTACGTCAGATCCCAGGTATACTCTGGAATCTCACAGATGATGTAGAGGAGATTACTAAAGAGCAAGGTGATGACTGGCATCTAATTCAGACATTAGCTGGAGACCCAACAGATGGTTACTCTGGTTGCCCTGGAATAGGAGTCAAGAAAGCCACCGCAATAATAGATAAAAAAGATTTCAAATGGGAATCCGTTTGCCAAACTTTTAGAGAACGAGGGTTATCAGACGATGACGCTTTACTCAATGCTCGATTAGCTAAGATCCTACAACATAAGGATTATAATTACGACACACAAAAACCTATTTTATGGAATCCTTAATTAATGTTTGATATGTTTTCACATCCTCTCGTTGCTAGAACTGGGAGGATCGAGAGCTGGTTGAAAGAACCAGAAGGCAGACTACCTGTATCATGTACAGTTTTTGTAGTCGAAGATAGCATCGAAGGTGACAACGGTATAGAAGCTAGCTGGCGTTTTGTCAGTCATGCTCTACGTTTCGGTGCGGGTGTAGCAGTACACCTGTCTAAGATAAGACCAAACGGACACACAAATGCTAAAGGCTTAGTTGCTAGTGGCCCTGTGTCGTTTGCTAAAGTATACTCCGCACTTAATGAGACCATTAGGCGAGGTGGTGTATATAAAAATGGGGCCTGCGTCCTGCATTTAGACTTAGATCACACTGATATTTTAGAATTCATCACAACCCCAAGGAGTGAATTACCTTGGGTCAAACGTTGTGTTGATCTTACACCAGAGATGTGGGAAAAGTCACCACATAAAGAAGCCTTACTAGAAGGTATAAAATCTGGTGACATTTGGTTAAACAAAATTAAACATCAATATGGAAAACGAATCTACTCCAATGTCTGTCTTGAGGTTTACCTGCCCTCACGTGGCACATGCTTGTTACAACATGTCGCTCTCAGTTCCTGTTTGCTCGGCAACATACAAGAGGGTTTCATTGCAGGTATGTCCGAGTTGTGTGATCTCCATTCAAGGACAGGTGTTGGAAAATCTGGAGAATACCTTGCCTCGGAAAATGACAGACAAGTTGGGCTCGGAATGCTCGGTCTTGCCAACCTCTTACGAAGGTACAGCGTAACCTATGAAGAGTTTGGTCATGCTTTGGAAAGAATTAATACTGGCTTGACACCTAAAGAAGGTGATGCTGCCAAGATAGCCTTCGGTATCAAACGTGGCATACTAGCAGCAGCAGACATAGCTCGTGAGCATGGTATGGAGAGAGCATTTGCTATTGCTCCTACTGCATCATGTAGTTATAGTGTGAAGGATCCAGACGGGTACACATCCTGTCCTGAGATTGCTCCACCAATAGCTCGAAGCGTTGACCGTGATAGCGGTACGTTTGGAGTTACATCTTATGATTATGGCGAAGTTGAGATCGCCTCGGAAGTTGGCTGGGACGCATACAAGCGTGTAGC